CCTTTACAGAACTTCGAGACCGTTACTTACACTGGTAATGGCTCGACACAAAAGATAACAGGGTATATTAGAAAGGGTGCTGCTTTTAATGGGAGTAGTAGTTATATAGATATTCCATATTCTCACGGGAACACAAGTTTTAGTTGGTCAATGTGGGTTAATGCATCTTCTTATAATCAATATCCTACTCCGATTGGAGGTATGAATGGGTCTGCAAATACAAACAACGGAAACATTTGGTTAACAAGTTCTCAAATAGTTATACACGGTCCTACGAAATATGGTTCTGTACCCTTTTCTTTTTCAATAAATACTTGGTATCATATTGGAATGGTATATGACAGTTCAGCTAATACAATACAAGCTATTATAAATGGAGTTCTTTATACACCCCCAAGCACAACAAACCATTCTCCGACTTCTCAAAACATTATACGAATCGGAAGAGTAGATGCCGCTTCTACCGCTTGGAACGGAAAAATAGACCAAGTAAGAATCTTTAACAAAGCATTATCTTCTTCTGAAGTAACTACTCTATATGGAGAAACCTACGCAAGTAGTACTAAATCAACTACTGATATATTTGGAGATAGTTCAGGTGTTGCTTTATATGAGTTAGATGAGGATGCTAATGATACAGGAACGACTGCAAGTACAATAGATACAGTAGATATTTTTGGGGATAATTCACTTACTGATTATTATAAATTAGATGGTGGATTAACTAATGAAAAAAGTGGTGGCACTTCATTACAATCAGGTTCTTCTACTTTTGGAGATGGTATTTTAGGTCAGGCATTATATTTAAGTGGAGCACAAACTGCAAGTCAAACATCCACCTCTTATGGGTCTATGAATATATCATCAAGTTATTCAGTATCATTTTACTTTAAAGCAACAACAGGAGGTAAAAGGAATATGCTTTGGTATCTTGAAAGTATTGGAGGATACAGTAATCAAGTTGAGTTTGGTAGTGATAATAGATTATATTTTGGTGGAGCAACTATAACATCGCAGACATATTCTGCTAATACTTGGTATCATCTTGCAATTAGTTCTAACGCTTCTAATGGTCTTATTAAAGCATATGTTAATGGACAACCTATAGGTAGTCGCACTGCAAATTCAGGTTCAGGTTCAACACAATGCTTTGGTCACGGGGCTGTAGGTTTTACAGGATATATTGACCAAGTAAGAATCTTTAACGATATTATAAGTGATTCAGAAGCATCTGAATTATACGAGGCAACTTCTTACAACGGAACACCTACAAACATAAACTTTTTAGGTATGGCATTCCAACCTGATTTGGTTTGGGTGAAAAATAGATTTGACATAAACAACCTCGCTATATTTGATTCAACAAGAGGAAGAGAAATGTTAACTACAAGTACACCAAATCAAGGTTTTACCCCTCCAAGTGGTTATGACTTTACTTCTTTTGATTCAAATGGCTTTACAGTCGCAGGAAGTCCATACTACATTAATATAAATGACCTAAACGATTCTATGGTCGCTTGGTGTTTCAAGGGTGGAGGAAATTCTAATACTTATAATGTTGATGGCACAGGATATTCTACTGTAAGTGCAGCAGGTTTAAGTTCAGCAAATGCAACTACCTTAAATGCAGCATCTGTAAATACTCAGGCAGGTTTTAGTATAATAAACTACGAAACAAATGTAAACGGAGACAACAGACCTGCTCACGGATTAACACAAGAACCTGAATTGGTTATTTTTAAACCTTATGATACTTCTTCTCTTGGTTGGTATGTAATGACAAAGAAGATAGATGGTAGTGTTGACTTCTTGTTTTTAAATACAAGTGATGCTAAAATAGATGCAGTGACAAGTGAATTTATTGATTCAACACATTTTAGAACATCATTTGGAACAAGTTGGGGTTCTATTATTGCCTACTGCTTCCATTCAGTAGATGGTTATCAGAAGGTAGGGAGTTATACAGGGACAGGAGGAAGTGGTAATTCAATTAATGTAGGATTTGATCCAAGATTTATTATGTTTAAAAATACATCCTCATCAAATCAATGGTGGATTCACGATGCAATTAGAGGAGATGATAAAAGATTATTTGCAGAGTCAAGTGATGCGGAATCAACTTCAAGTAGCTTAACAACAAGTAGTACGGGATTTTCACTTAATGATGCAAACTCTAATTTGAATACAAACGGAAACACCTACATCTATTTAGCAATAGCATAAACAATGGAAGATTTGAAGATAGCAGTAACGAATCTATTTGCACTTGGGATTAGTGTGAGCGAAGCAAATCCTTATCTTCAAACTATATCTTTAGTATTGGCGATAGGGTACACAATTATAAGTATAACAAAGAAACTAAGAGATAATGGCAAAGATTGACTTAGACGGAGACGGTAAAGCTGATGTTTCAATCAGTATCACACAGATTATTACAATAGGTGCAATGTTTGCTTCTATTATTGGTTCTTACTATACGCTAAGTGCTAAGATAGATGCTAATACGTCAGAGGTCTCAAAACTTAAATACAACGAAAAGGAATATACTTGGAAGAATCAAAGAGCATTAGAAGCAGAGGTTAGAGAAATAACCTTAGAAATGCGTGATTTTATGAAAGACTTAGAGTATTTAAAAGTAGATAAAAAAAGAAAGTAATGGATAAGATTAAAGAACTTGGTGGTAAAGCAATCGATTGGGTAAAGGATTGGTACGTCACTAATTGGAACGGAGAGAGTTTTGATAGAATGAAAGTCATATTTGTATCTTTCTTTATACTTATGTTTTTATTAGCTTTGTTTGTATGAACCTTAATTATTTTTCTTTATCGGAATTTGACAGTCCTGATTTACCTAATTCAGGTAAGAATATGGATAGTAACTTTCTTTATAAACTTGACCACGCTAGAGACCTTGCAGGAATCTCATTTAGAATCAGTTCAGGGTATAGAACCAAGTCAAGGAATAATTTTGTTGGAGGAGTTGAAAACAGCTCCCACCTCATTGGTAAAGCAGCAGATATCTCAGTCACAACTGGAAGTGAAAGATACATTATACTTAATGCCCTTATCAGAGCAGGATTCACTCGTATTGGAGTTGCAAAAACCTTTATCCATTGTGATACCGATGACTCCAAGCCAAACTCTGTTTGGACATACTAATACTACGGGTAGTACATTATGTCTAATCCAAAAAAGAAATTTAAAGATACTCAAGTAGGTAAATTCTTATTAGAGAAAATACCAGACGTTGTAGGAGCTGTAGCAGGTGATAGTTTAGCAGGAAACGTCATACAAGCGATTATAGGAGGTTCTGAGATGTCGGAGGAGGATAAGACCGTAGCATTAAAGAAACTTGATTTAGAACGCTCTGAGATAGACGGAGTGACTCGTAGATGGGTTGCTGACTCTCGTAGTGGTTCTTGGTTGGCTACTAACGTTAGACCCTTAACTTTAATATTCTTCTCTTTAGCTTATGTTATAGGTTGGTTCTATGGTTTAGAATTAAACTCAATAACTGGCTTATTATCCATTGTAATTGGTGGTTATTTCGGTTCTAGGGGTGTAGAAAAAGTATTTGGTGATAAACTTCATAAGTAATATTTAAACACAGTATATAGCTTTAAAAGAAAAGAAAGAAAGCAGAACAACTACAAAGAAGAAAAAAGAAAGAAAAGAAAAAGCCCCCCTAGAAAAACAAACGATCTAAAACTATCTGATCCAACAGGCTATCTCAACTGAAGTATTGTAATTTTTAAGGTAGATTTACTGCTACCGTTTTGCAAATATATATATTTTTATTAATTTCACGGTATGGAATACAAATATTTTTCATTTGATGAGTTTGATTGCCCTACATTGATAGGTAGTGGCTATAAATATATGGATAGGGAATTTATCGGAATGCTAGATGAAGCTAGGGATATTGCAGGAATTAGGTTTAAGATACTTAGTGGGTATAGGACACCTGCTTATAACACTAATCATTTTATGGCTACTACCACCTCTAGTCACTTGATAGGTAGGGCAGCTCACATTGAATGTGTTAATGCAAAGAAACGTCTTAGAATAATCGAGGCACTATCTATGGTTGGGTTTAGGAGGTTTGGTTTACACTCTAAATACATTCACGTAGATAACGATGATTTAAAGCCACCAATGATTTGGTTTATATCGTAACTTGTATTAAATTTGTCTTGTAATTAATCGGACATATTAATTCTTGGAGAGAAAGGGGGTGAATAGTAGTAGCCTCCTTTTTTTTACCTATATGTTAAAGTTTTGTTAAAATCTATGTATATAAGATTTTTTTTATATCTTAGCTAAAAATAACAACGATGAAACACTTTTATGACCTTTCCTCTTACTTCACAATGAGGATTACTGCATTAGAAAACAAGAACAGAGAACAGACTGAAGAGATAGACAGATTGAGAACATTCCTGTTTGAAATATGTGATCCAGAATGTCCTAGTGATTATAAGGATGTGGTCAGAAAGGAGATTGTCAAACAAGATTCATTAACCGATTAAATTTTATTATTATGAACATTGTAGAAAAACTACTAGCAATTCAAACGGAGCTAAAAGCTCCTAAGAACCAAACAAACAAGTTTGGTAACTACAAGTACAGAAGTGCAGAGGATATCCTTGAGGCACTTAAACCTTACCTATCTAAATATAAGGTGAGTGTAAAAGTCAATAATGTGACTACAGAAATATGCGGTATGCCCTGTGTAACTGCTACAGCTAAGATAATTGATGCAGAAGACCCTAATTCAGTTGTAGAGGCTACAGACGATGCTTTTATTGAACTCAATGCAAAGGGTATGCAAATGCCACAGAAGTCTGGTTCAGCATCTTCATATGCTAAGAAGTATGCTTTAGGTAATCTATTCTTATTAGATGACACTAAGGATTCTGATGCAACTAATGACCACAAAGGCACAACAGCTTCTTCTAAACCTCAATTGACTAAGAGGGATGCTTCTTATGAAAGGGTTGCCTCTTATATATCTAATGGAGGTGATATAAATGAGGTTCTTAAAAAGTATAGTGTAAGCTCCGCACTCAAAAAAGAGCTAGAAAATTTAGTTTAATTAATTAATTATTTTTATTATGAGTACAATTGTAAATGCAAGTTTAGACTTGACAAAAGTCGAAAAAGCGAAGATTATCGATGGTAAAAAAGGTAAGTATATCAATGTTACTATGTTTATCAATGATGAAGTTGATCAGTATGGGAATAACGCTTCTGTTATTATGTCCCAGACTAAGGAAGAGAGAGAAGCAAAAACACCTAGAGTTTATTTAGGGAATGGAAGAACGGTTGGTAACAATCAGCCAAAGCAGGAGGAATCTGTAATAGACGGATTGAGCTTCTAGGTTAATTAAAGGGGTGGTGTAAAATCCACCTCTTTTTTTTATTATGATACAAGAAAAAATTAAAATATTATCCGAATACTTATCTAAGCAAAAGAATGTCACTTGGAGAGAATCTAAGGCATTTGATGAAGTAGTTGAGCATTGCATTCAGCTAGACAATCATTATAAAGATAAGTCATTACACCTTGAGAGATTAGCATCTTGGTATGTTGATCATATGTTTGAACTTAATCAAGATAGTGTTGATGAGGTTACTTATGAATTTATAGTGGGGGTTCTATTAAGAAAACTTATCTGGATTCTAGAGATACCTGCTGAATCTAATTACATAAGTATTGAAAACAATATGATGGCTTTGGATATTAAAAACAACAATAAACTTAAACCTTATGGAGCTATATCAGAGGCTATAAAGCTTTTTGTTAAGGATGCTATAGTTTACAATACTAAAGACAAATATGAAACAACTTAAAATAGATTATGAAACGAAGTACAAAAGAATCTTGGAAGATAGTTATGTTGACCCTAAAACAGATGTACCTCTCCCACCGATTGCGGTTTCTTATGGCTACAGTAGTGGTTATAATCCTCACCCCATTGGCATTGGTAGTTACGGTAATTTCAGCTTTGTACAAGCTCCTCCAAAGAGTAAGAAAACATTTTTCCTCTCGCTGATAGCTACAGCTTATATGTGCGGTGAGACAGATTACACTAAAGGTATGAAGGGATATAGAAAGGGTAAGAAATTAGTACACTACGATACAGAGCAAGGTAGATTCCACGCTCATAAGGTATTCCGTAGGGTTACTGATATATGTGGTGATTCAAATGATTACTTCACTTATGCTTTAAGACAATATTCACCACTAGAAAGATTAGACTTTATTGATTGGCACTTGAACAATACAGAGGATGTTGGGTTAGTTATAATAGACGGTATTGTAGATTTAATGTTGGATAGTAATGACCTGAAAGAATCTAGCAATGTTGTTCAGTATTTAATGAAATGGACTCAAGAACTGAATATCCATATAATAACAGCAATTCACTCGAATTGGAACTCAGAGAAGCCTACAGGACACTTAGGATCATTCTTAGAGAAGAAAGCAGAAACTCAAATATCATTAGAACTGTCTGAAGATAAAAACATAGCGGTTGTAAAATGTATGCGAAGTAGGGGTTTCTCGTTTGAGAAGTTTGCCTTTGAAGTAGATTCAAATGGTTTACCTAATATACTGGAGTCTATTCCAGAGGAAATTGATAAGAATAAATATCTTAAAATATGATTGCTTATATAAGTTTTTTGATTACCTTGATAGTGATAATTGTTACCCTATTATGGAGAAACGAAGAACATAATGATTAATGAGAAGAAAAAGGTCTAAGAAAAGAGGACCAGTACAAGCAAAGAAGATAACCTATGATGGTATTAACTTCGCTTCTGGATTAGAACGATATATGTATATGGTATTAAAGAAGAATAAAATCAAAGCTGAATATGAGGGTGAGACATTCGTCCTAATAGATAGGTTTGATTTTCCTAATGAATGCTATGAAAGACAAGCCAACAGTAAAGGTGAGTTTAAGAATAGAGGTTCTAAGAGAATATTACCCATTAAGTACACACCAGACTTTATTGGTAAGGATTTTATAATTGAGACAAAAGGTAGGGCTAATGAATCATTCCCTATGAGATGGAAGCTGTTCAAGAGATTAATTGCAGATCAGTTTCCTGAACACACTCTTTACAAACCACAAAATCAAAAGGAATGTGATAGAGTTGTGGAACTAATATTAGAAAACCAAGAATCTAAGAAATGAGAGAATTAATAAGAAAGACATTTACTTACGGTCTTTTGCTTACAGGATTTATGTTAACTAGTACGCTTTGGGTGTACATATTTATGGTAGTCATAAAAAAATTAAAATACGTAATATGAATATACAAATAGAATTTATTAAAGGATTCCTTTTAGGAATAGATTACTTAGAAGACATTCACCATTCAGACTTTGATAATGGTGATATTATCTTCGATTTGCTTAGGATCAGTTTAGGAATATTTTTTATACACATACCACTCAATGCTAGAAATACTCAGTAAAAATCATAATGTTTGGGTAGCTATGGGTTTGTCTATTGGCATACCTGAAGATATAGTGGAAGATTTTGTCCACGAAACTTATCTTAGGCTAAACAAATATATTGACAATCCTGAGAAGATAATGTATAATAAAACCGAGATAAACAAATTTTACGTTTATGTCACTATAAAGAATCTATGGAGTGATTACTCTAAAGCTAAATCTAAATACGTGGTCTATAGTATAGATAATTATACTACTGATTACATATTTGACAGCTCAGATAGTATTGTATATGAGGAGGTTAATTATGAGAGAGATAGGGCTGAAGAGTACATTCTAAGGAAGATTAATCAAGAGGTTGAGTCTTGGGATCACTGGTACGATAAAAAGCTATTTAAGCTATACTACAAGACCGATATGAGTATGCGTAAATTAGCTAAAGAAACTAAGATATCGGTTACGTCTATTTTTAATAGTTGTAAGAATTATAAAGAAATCCTTCAGAGTAAATTTGGGGAAGATTTTGAGGACTATTTGAATGGTGACTTTGATTTAATAGATAAGTGATAATGGAAGATGAATTATTAGATTTCATAGATTGGTACAATGTAATGTATGAAGATGTTAGTGGCAAGTCCTCTAAAGAGATAGTTAATATGTATATGTATTTTTTAAATAATAAGATATGAGTAACGAAGAACAAATACCACCAAAACCAAAAGATAAGAGAACTAAGCGTTATAAAGAATGGGTTGCCAGATATGAGCAATCTTCAGACGGTGTAGGCGATACAGTAGAGAAGATAACTGAAGCTACTGGAATTAAGAAAGCTGTTAAATTCCTTGCAGGTGAGGACTGTGGCTGTGATGAAAGGAAGAGCCAATTGAATTATCTTTTTCCTTACAACAAGCCCAACTGTTTCACTGAGTATGAATTTGATTTATTGACAGAAATGTTTTCTGACAAGAACTGGGAACGAAAAAGTGTTAATTCTTCCGAAGTGAAGGAATTGTACAGTGTGTACAATAGAGTGTTTAATACAGCAGATAAACCTAGTGGATGTGGGAGCTGTGTTAAAAGTAGAGCTAAGAAGCTAGAGAGACTTTACAAGGAATATCTTGGTTGAACAACAGCTTTTTGAACTCCTAAAGGAAAATTACTATCCTGACCTGGTCAATGCTAAGAGTAAAATGAGTAGGTGGGATTGTTACAGTCCGTCTACATTTCACAGGATAGAACTGAAGTGCAGAAAAACGCATTACAGTCAATTACTTGTAGAGAGGAAGAAATATGATTCTATGGTTCTTAAATGTAACTATAATTTAGAGATACCTATTTATATTAATTCTACACCTGAGGGTATATACCGATGGAATCTATATAAAGTTGAGCCTCAGTGGTTTATTAAGAAGATTAAGGCTACAACTGAATTTAAAAATAATAATTTAATCGATAAAGAGATTGCCTTTCTTGAGGTGGTCGATGCTGAAGTGTTATGAGTGATAGTGTAAAAAAATGGTTTGAAATGAACGAGGATAGATGGACAGCTGATTCAACTTATTCTCACAATGATATAAAGAAAGACCCAATAGTAGAAGATGTTATAAATACTATGAGGGCAAGAAGTAGGGATGGTATCTTGAAATACGGAACTACCCTTCACGATTCTCCTGATGGATTCTATAAGTTCTTAAATCATTTGCAAGAGGAGCTAATGGATGCTACCCTATACATAGAGAAGCTAAAGCAGCAAAAATAAAAATATTTATATTTTCAGAAAACATTAAAAATAAAAATAATATAAAATATTATGACTATTACAGGTTTTTTAGTTTCGATAGGAGTTGGGGTATCTGGATTTATTCTAGGTATGGCTTACGGTTTTGATAAAAGCAAAGATAAATGAAAGAAAGTACGTTAATAAAAATGCAGAAAGATATTCAGTTAACGCAGAAAGCATTAGCTGTAGCTCTTTATAAAATAGAACAATTAGAAAAAGAAAATGATAACAGAAGAAAGAATACGGAAGATTCAGGGGTACAAGACTTGGACAGTGAAAAGGAAGGTTGATGAGCTACTTATGGAGGATGCTTATATGTACACTAACTTAGGTACAGACTCAACAGCTACAGATAAGAATAAGGTTAAATTAATGAGTAGGAAGATATACAAAGCTATATCAGTGATTAGTCCTTTGGATGGATATATCTTAGAGGCTCATATGAATGAAAAGGATTTAACACAGAAATAATTGTGTATATCTAAAAAAAAGTTTAGATTAGCTGTATGGAAACAATAAAACTATTTGACGGTAAAGAATGGGGTGTAGATGAAATCTTAACTAAGATGGATGATGACTCCTTCTATTATGGCTATTTAGGTGAGAATGCATTATCTTCATCAGCAGCTAAAGATTTATACAAATCACCAAAGTCTTACTTCAATAAGTCTAAACAAGTTAACTCTGATATACCTCCTCTAAGGGAGGGTAGACTAATACATACTGTTGTACTAGAGGAAGAGAAGTTGAATGATAAATATGACTTTGTTAATATAGGTAGTAGGAGGACTAAGACTTTTGAGGCAGCTTATGCTGAAGCTAAAAGTAAGGGTAAGGAAATAATGCTTACTAGTGAACTCAACAAGGCTAATGAACTTTGCAATGCTATTAGGTTTAACACCTACGCTAATGAATTGTTTACTGGTGGCACTGCTGAGACTCCTGCGATAGGTGAGTTGTATGGTATACCTTTCAGGGGTAAGGCTGACTATCTTAAAGATGGTCATCTTATTGATCTCAAGACAACAGCTAAGTTAGATGGTTGGGAGAGGACTGCTAAATACCTTTGGCATTATGATATGCAAGGGTGGATTTACTGTGAGCTATTCGGTGTGACTAAATTCACTTTTGTTGTAATAGAAAAAGGTACTGGTGATATAGGAATATTTGAACTTAGTGATGAGACCAGAGAGCTTGGTGGCAACAAAGTTAAGCAGTGTGTTAATACCTACAAGGAATATTTTGTAGATAAAACAAGTAAGATAAATGACTACACAATCAGAGGAGTCCTCTAAATTCAAAGAAGAAGAAGGTTTGTATTATTACTTAACAATAATGAGTTTGCTTGATGGAGTCTCTGTTTATGAATTAGGTTTAGAGATAAAGTTTCAAGAGAAGCTAGAGAACTACGAGGCCTGTTCAGGAATAAAGAGAGCAATGGATGAGGCAGATTATAAAACCTATTCTGAATTAAAACTAATAGCTTTAGAGCTAGATGATAAATATAACCTTTAAATAAATATAAAAATTATGATACAAGAATTAGTGAAAGATTTAGTTGAAAAAGAATATCAATTAGATATTAGTAAAAACATTAGAAAGGCAGATTACGTGGAAGCTAGGGCTATGTACTACAAGCTATTGAGAAGCTATACGAATATGTCTTTAGATATGATAGGTAAAAGCGTAGGTAAAGATCACGCTGTTGCTATAAATGGTATAAATAGACTTGATGGTTGGTTGACTTATGATCAAAGAGTAATTAATCTTTATCAATATTTTTGCGATAAGGTTGTTTATTTAATAAAGAAAACTAAAACTGTTAATATAAGTGAAAGGTTTAAATCTAACAAGTCACTTGAGGACCTCTATCAATTTAAATACCTTGAGCTAATTCAAGAATATAATGAATTGTTGATTAGGTTTAACTTTATGAAAAGGGAGTTAGCTCCATTCCGTCCACAGATTTTGGATGCTGAAGATTTCAATGTAGAAAATAAAACTCTTAGTTATGCCCATAAAGAAAAAGCCTAGAATACCAGAGACGGTTATAAATCCAGAAGCTGCTAAGTGGTGTTTAAGCAGAGGGTACAAGATATACCCTGTACCTGTAGATTTTAAGGAGCTTAAATATAACCAGAAGCTAGGTGTTAAGTTTAAACTTGTAGTGGAGTTTGGTGGAGAGAAAAGGGTTGGTGAAAAGGAGTATAGCCAATCTGAATGGTCATTTGCAATATGGTCTGTATATAACTTCTTATATAACAAACATAGTGATGGGGAGAAAGCCTAAAGAAAGGAAGTACGTTAAGTCTACTGACGGTAGAAAGAATAATGGTAGGAAGAGAGGTGAGAAAGTAAATAAGCCAGTTAAGAAGGTTATGGCTACTCCTAGTGCGATGAATAAGGCTAAGAAGGATAGAGTTAATATCTACGCTTTAAACGCAATGAAGCAGGTGTTTGGTTCTGAAGAGGCAGCTTGGGAATCTCTAGCAGAGAAAGCTAAGGATTCATTCCCTCACCTTAAATTATTATTTGAATATAAATATGGTAAGCCAGAAGATCAAGATATGAATGAAGGAAAACCTAAAGTGAATATAAACATTAAGAATTTATTCGCAGGTAATCAAGATGATGACACTGAGAATGATGACCCAGATATAATTGATATTACAGATGAAAATTCTTAAAATAAATAGTAACTATTATAGCTTTGGTGCTTTTGATATAATTAAACTTAGTAAAGATAATTGGTATTTATACGAGAGCCAGACTGGAAATAAATTAGGTGCTTATCATTCACCCTACCTTGCTATTAAACACATAAAAAAAGAAATGCTTTATGAAGGATGATATGCCACATAACTTTTGGGATTACGGTATTAATCCTTTGTTAGGTTATAGATATATGCCAGACGGCAAAAGTAAACCGATTAGATTTATAGAGGAAAAGAACAACATAATCAAAAATAATGAAGGTACTAATAGCCTGTGAGGAAAGTCAAGCCATAACCAAGGAGTTCAGAACTTTAGGTTATGAGGCTTATAGTTGTGATATTTTGCCTTGTTCCGGAGGTCATCCTGAATGGCATATACAAGGTGATGCAATAGCAGAGGCCTACAGTGGTAAATATGATTTAATGATAGCGCACCCTCCCTGCACTTACCTAGCTGTTAGTGGTGCTAGGTGGATGTATAACAAGGATGGTTCTGTTAATCAAGATAGATTTGAGAAGCAAAAAGAAGCATTATTCTTTGTCAAACAATTGTTAGATGCACCCATTAAACATATTGCCGTTGAGAACCCCGTAAGTGTAATAAGTAGTCAGATAAGGAAACCTGATGATATTGTACAGCCTTGGCAGTTTGGTGATAAGGCTACGAAGACAACTTGTTTGTGGACCAAGAACTTACCTAAACTATCCCCAACTAATATTGTTGAAAAAGGGGAGTTTTTTGAATGGACAGATAAAAACGGAAAGAAGAAAAGACAAGCTCAATGGTATATGGATGCATTAGCAAAAGCTAAGACCCCAGAAGAAAGAAGGACCTTAAGGAGTAAAACCTTTCAAGGTATGGCCAAAGCAATAGCAACTCAATATAGTGAATACATATGTCAGCACCAAAACTAAACTCTAAATATAGACGTTTAGGGAATGATACTCGTTACTTTGTTGTAACTGGTGGTAGAGGTAGTGGTAAGTCATTTGCTGTAGGGGCATTCTTAGCCCTGCTAACGATGGAACAGGGTCATAAGATACTCTTCACTAGGTACACTATGAGTTCGGCTTCTACATCTATTATTCCAGAGTTTATAGAGAAGATAGAATTGTATGGTATCTCTGAACACTTTAGGATAACTAAAGATGAGATACTAAATATATCCACAGGTAGTTCTATTATCTTCAAAGGTATCAAGACTTCAGCAGGTAATCAAACTGCTGCCTTGAAGTCCTTACAAGGTATTACAACATTTGTATTGGATGAAGCTGAGGAACTTATTGATGAAGATACTTTTGACAAGATAGATCAGTCTGTAAGGGTTAAGAATAAGCCCAACAGAGTTATACTTATATTAAACCCTACAACTAAGGAGCATTGGATATACCAAAGGTTCTTTGCAGCTAAGGCTGTTAACGGTGGATGGAATGGTGCTAAAGACAATGTAACTTACATTCACACTACATTCAAAGACAATAAGAAGAATCTGTCTGATTCTTTTATCAACCAGACAGAGGAGATTCGTAGACGTAGGCCAGATAAATATAATCACCAGATACTCGGTGGTTGGTTAGATAAAGCTGATGGTGTTGTATTCACTCGTTGGACTATTGGATCATTCAACGAATATGCTCCTTATGTGTATGGGCAAGACTTTGGGTTTTCAGTCGATCCTACCGTTCTACTGAAGGTAGCTATTGACAAGGATAGGAAGAAGATGTGGTTAAAGACAATGTACTGTAAGGTTGGACTTTCTACAAAAGAGATTGGGGAGATGAACAGAAGATATGCCCAAGATGAACTTGTTATCTGTGATAGTGCTGAACCTAGATTGTTACAGGAACTCAAAGTATATTGCAACGTAAAACCTGCAATAAAGAGGCAGGGTAGTATCTTGAGTGGTATTGCATTGATACAAGACTACGACTTGATTATTGACCCTGATTCCTTAGAACTTATTAAGGAACTCAATAACTATGTATGGCATAGTAGAAATGAAAGGCCAATAGATAAATGGAATCACCATATGGATAGCTTACGTTATGCAGCTCAATACTTCCTTGCTAATGCAAACAAAGGGAGTTATGTTATTCGATAGTATTATGCAAAAATGTTGGGATTGTAACGAAACTAAGCCTCTGGAAGATTTCCATAAAAACAGAAGAAGAAAATGTGGGTTTAGTAATCAGTGCAAGATTTGTAAAAATAAATATGTTTCTGAATACAGAAAAAAGAATAAAGACAAAACTAATGCATATCGTAGAGTCTATAGTAAGAATAGGAGGAAAAATGATCCCCTATACAAATTCAAAAAGAATTTAAGAACAAGAACTTCTATAGCTTTTACTGTTAACTATTGGACTAAAAGCTCTGGTAATATAGATATGCTTGGCACTGATTATGAAACAGCATTTAAACATATTGAGTCTCAATTCACTGAAGGTATGACTTGGGAGAATCACGGTGAATGGCATATAGATCATATAATACCTCTATCTTCAGCCAAGACAAAGGAAGAGATGGAAAAACTTTGTCACTACACAAATCTTCAACCACTTTGGAAAGAAGAAAATTTATCGAAGGGAAATAAAATTTTGTAGATTCTTAAACATAGTAGGTTATTATTTGTAAAATAATCCTCTTAAACATAGTAGGTTCTTAAACATAGTAGGTATCGTTAAACATAGTAGGTTCGGTTCTCACTGTTGTACCTACAACTGTTGTACCTACAATTGTTGTTACTACAATTATTGTTTATACAATTAAGGTTGATATTTTTCACTGTTTTCATTTAACAAACTTTCAAAACTATTGAACTAAAAAAAACTGTGTTTACAGTTGCACAATAAAAAAGTTTTATGTATTCGTGTGCGTTCCTTAATTATATAGGAAAAAATATTTTTATAATTATTAACGGTTTTTGTTAATTATTTTGTATGTTTGTACAGAACATTAAAAACTAACAAAATGAAACTATTAAAACTACTTAACTATTTTACTACAATTTTTTGCTCCTTATTTTTACTTTATATTATTGGGCAAATACTAAGAGCTATTTTAATTAACATATAAAAACTATCAAAATGACTTATCAAAATTTACTTAATGAAATGACTAGCGGTAAAATCTTCACCGCTGAATTTATCAAAAAAGACGGTTCTAGAAGAATTATCAATGCTCGAACCAATGTAACAAAAGGAAATAAAGGAATAGGGCTAAATTTTAACCCTATTAGCAAAGGCTTACTACCCGTTCTAGATGTTGCACTTTCTCGCAAAGTTGACGATATAAACAAGGCTAAAAGATTTCTTAACTTGAATTCCTTAATATGGGTAAAGATTAAGAATCAAAAATATTTTATCAATGACTTAATAATTGATGAAAGCATTGAAGAAATAGACAGAATTAATAAAACCCTTTCAAGATGAATTTACAGCAATTAAGAAAAAATAGACAAATAGCAACTTATCAAAAATTTGTTAAATGGGTTTATGACACGGGAGAGGAGGACGTGACTTCTTTTATAATTTATTACGGTAAACATTCAATTGATGATTGTATTAACCCCCAAAAAAAATGGGGGTTTGATTGGGAGAAATTCCACGGAGACGAATTCGGAGGATACATTGAACAATGGAAAAATGGTAAATTTGCCCTAATATTAGACCGAACCTATTACGAAAGTGAAAGCCTTGAGGAACTTGAAGAAAAGCTACATAAATTCAACCTTGAGGAGGATTACTATAAAGAAAACTAAAAACGAAAACAAATGAATCTATTAACACAAAATACCAAAATAAAAGAGACGGGAAACTTTCTAAAAAAGAAAGTATTCAATTTCTCTATCCCCGCTTATAAAAGTCAAACGGGTAAAGTTACTTGTCCCTTTGCGGATAAATGTATAAAATTCTGTTATGCTCAAAAGGGTAACTATAAACGTTTCCCTAGTGTGCGTAATGGAATGGAGAAAAAGTACCAATTAACAAAGCAAAATGATTTTGTTCAGTTAATGAATAAAGAGATACAAAAGAAAAAACCCGATTTCATTAGAGTGCACGATAGCGGAGATTATTATAGTAAGACTTATTTAAATAAGTGGTTGACTATTGCAAAGGAAAACCCAAAAGTTAAATTTTATTCCTATACTAATTCCATTAAGTTTATCAAGGAGCTCCAGGAGATCCCCAGCAATTTCGATTTCATCTTTAGTGATTCGGGTAAGCAAGTAAACCTAATTAATAAGGCAAAGGATAGGCACACTAAAATTTTTAATTCTATTGATAGCCTTAATAAACTAGGTTACAAAAACGCATCTAAGATAGACTTATTTGCTACTAAATGGTACAACCCTACAAATAAAGTAGGTTTAATCTTTCACTAATTAAAAACTAATAAGATGGAAATAATAATTGACAAAGAATATGTAAACTATATTAAAGATAAAAGGGAAAGTAAAAACGAAAAACTATTCCTTTCTCAAGATAACAGATATAACAAAATAGGAACCACAAATAAATACTAAAATGAAAGATCAAATAAAATTAGACAATATTAATTTAATAAAGGCTTTATTAAATGAAGGGAATAAAAAAGAGTTTAACCAAACCCCCGAAAATGTTTGGGCCGTTTGTTATGAATTCTACAAATTCTTTGAAGTTTACAAAGATGAGCTTTATAGTAATTTTGACAAACATATTGAAGAGACTATTGATAAAGTAAAAGATCCCCTTTGTGAATTCCCCTTATTTTGTATTACAGCTTTTGGGAATGCTTACAATAATTATAAAGAAAAAGAGAATGAAGTATATTAAAAAACTTACACAGCATTTCTATACCGTTGAACTTGACAATAAGTACTTTATATCAAACCAAAACGGGTTTAGCAAAAGGATATCATTTGAACAGTTCGACAAACTAAACACTAAAGAATAACAGCACTTTTTTCAATTTGGTTTTTGTTTGTTTACCCTCTAGGATTAATTTTCTAGGGGGTAATTTTTTGCACCTATATTTTAGTAATGTATTGGAAATGAAAGTAAATTATTTGTTGAGTATACCGCCCTGCCTTCGTTTCAAGCCCTTACAGCCACTTTAAGCCCTTCCAGGATACCTTTATACCACTTAAACATAGATAAGCCCTTAGAAGCTCTTATTTAAAGCCATTATTTTAACTGTTGTATCTACAACTATTGTATAAACAAACGTAAAATGAAGATCGGTGGGGTTGAGGTATGCGGTTTCAGAAAATCAACGTAAAACGAATGCGCAGGAGGTTGAGGTATCAGGTTTAATAAATTCAAAGGGTATTAAAAGGAAAACCCCCTGAAGAGCGAAAAACAGAGGGTGTCCTAACTTAAACTTAAAAACTATGAAACAAATATTAAGAATATAAACTTTGGATGGTTACATATTCTGTATCAAATATAATAAAAGTATTTTAAATAACAAGGGGTTATTTGAGAAAAGAATATAATTACCCTTAGCCTGACTAAAAACGTTGTGATAATCTAATGTTTTGTATGAAACTATAAGCCCACTTGTGGTGGTCTATGTGATTATCTATAAGAATAACTGACTTTTTACAAATTGTTTTATTTTGATATTTAGTACAGAAATGGTTATTAGGGGTTATATATGTATGAGTCAAAAGTTTACTTTAGAAGTACCGCAAGAACTGTCCGCTATACCACTAAAACAATATCAGAAGTACCTGAAAGTTATGGAGGGGAATGAAGATGCTGAAGATAAGGAGTTTATGAACTTAAAAGTATTAGAGATATTTTGTGGAGTTACAATGAAGGAGGCATATAAGTTACCTCTAGCAGAATTTTCATTCATCATAAGCCACATTATAAGTATATTTAAGGAGGACACACCTCTACAGAGAGACTTTACAATGACAGACCCTCAAGGCAACTCTGTTAAGTTTGGATTCATACCTAAGTTAGACGATATTACTTTAGGTGAGTTTGTAGATTTAGATAATTACATAGGTGATTGGCAACAGATTCATAAAGCTATGGCTGTTCTATATAGACCAATAACATTCCAGAAAGGGGATTTATACTTGATAGAGGATTATGAAGGTTCGGATAAGTATGCTGAGGTTATGGAGGATGCCCCAGTGAACGTAGCTCTAGGTGCGGTTGTTTTTTTTTATCGTTTAGGGAACGTTTTATCGGATTATTTACTGAACTCTTTGCAGGAGGATTCGATGAAGAATCAGGAAGTAATGGAGCTTTTGGAAAAAAATGGGGTTGGTATCAATCAATATATGCAATCGCTAAAGGAGATATCACAAAGTTTAAAGAAATTGCGAAATTATCCGCTTCCGAATGTTTGACTTGGTTAGAATTTGAGAAGGAAAAGAATGATCTAGAAGCTAAAATGATAAAACAAAAAATGAAATGAGGCAAGTATATACCGTAATAGACAAATTAAAAACAAAGCTCAAGGAAAATGGGATTACCAATACTGTAACTTTTGGTGATATATTAGAGGTTGATTTGGATAAAACAACAATCTATCCCCTATCCCATATATCAATGGGGGAAGTTACATTCTCACCTCATATAATTAATGCAACCGTACAGCTATTCTGCTTAGATGTCGTAGATAAAAACAAGGAATTGACCGATGAAGACCTTGTTTATGGTAATGATAACTTACAGGACATACTAAACACTCAACTGCAAGTCATAAACGATATACAACAAGAGCTACGTAGGGGTGGGTTATTTGAGGATAACTTGCAAATAACAACTGATATTACAGCCTCACCATTCATAGATAACTTTGAAAATCAATTAGCAGGTTGGGCAGCGACCATTAATATAGAGATGCCTAATAACGAACACACCATTTGCTAATGGCTGCTAAATATAATTACAAATATTCAGGGAAGGTACTAGAAAACTATAAGAAGATTGTAGCTGAGGAAATGAAACGTCAGCTAAACAAACCTAATAGTCGTTTAAGTAAAAGTATTGAAGGTAGAAAACTAAGGGGTAAGGATGGTTTTGGTATCTATATGAATGAATATGGGGTAAATGTTAATCAAGGTCGTACAGCAGGTAAGTTTCCCCCAGTAGATAAAATAAAAGATTGGATAATAAGGAATAATATTCAACCTAAAACATTTGAGTCTACTAAACCATCAGCACTGAGTCAATTAGCATACCTGATAGGTCGATCTATAGCTCAGAAAGGTATTTTACCAGTAAGATTTATAGATATTGCAATAGAAAAGATTGAACCCAAGTTAACTATAGACCTAGCTAATGCTTATGTGAGGGACATAAACGAGAGAGTTGACGAGTCTACCCCTAACGCTAAGAAGAGTTAAGGTTACACTTTACCAAAACAGAGTTATATTATAAAGGATGTAAGTAATGATAAAAATAAATGCAAGGAGTCCATTTTACCTAGAAGCTGATATAGGTGATATACCACCTCCAACAAGCCCTACAAAAACAATTCAAGTTCAATGTGGTGACACATATAACACAGGTATAGATGTTGGGAATACCATCTACGAAGTTTCTACGTCTGAAACAGGTACAATGACTATAGATGTTACTGGTAATGATGTACCAGTTAAATTTATAGTTGAATGGGATGGTGTGGAGCAAGTTAACACTGGATTTATTGGATTTGATCAGTATGATCAAGAATTGTTATTAGCAGGTGTTCAGCAGTCTGAAATAAACACAGGAGACCCTTCCAATAAAACTACAACCCTTACATTTAATAAAACCTCAGTTACTCCTGAATTGGTTACGGTTAAAGCTATAGCTCCTTTAGCTAATGATGACTATTCCTTAGTGTTTAATTGTCCTCAGCCTCAAGCTGTAGTTATAGAGAGAAATACAGAGATAAACATTTGGTTTGATTCTTCTGGGTCAATGGTGTCAACATTATCACCCCTTCAGTCGATGGTCGAAAACAACTTAAAAGATTGTTTGGTTCAATATTATGATAACGATCCTGATAGATATGACACTTATGTTAGAACTAGGAATTTTAGTGATGAAAGAACATTTAAAATTGCAGCAACATTACCTACTATTGCAGGAGCAACTAATGTTATTAATTTAATATTCCAAGATGAAGCTAAGGTTGTTTATCATTATTCAACCTTTGATGCTGGGTTTAGAAAACCAACTTATGATAGTGACATAACAAATTTAAGAAACGTTCTATCAAGTAATCCAATAGAATATATAACACCAATAATATTCCAAGTAGAATTCTATGAGTCTGCTTTTAAAGATATGATGCAAGCGGTTGAGAATGATTATGGTCAATATAGCGGAAGTTTTGGGCTTAAAGACTTTAACCAACAGGTTAAGTTCTATTATGACCTTGAAGATGGTAAGTCATATTCAACTCACCCAAACTATTATAGAGATTACATCATTCAAGCAATAAACGACTTAGGGTTTAGTATAGTTTGCCCTTAAATATATATAAATTATGGCAACAACAGATAGTGCGCAACTAAAATTATGGGTTTACAGAGGTAATTTTGGAGATAAGGATTCTTCTAATCCTGATTATATTATAACCAAAACAAGATTATCTACTGAGACTAAAATTATATTTGAAATAGGTGAACTTATACAAGACTACATAAAGATATACTTTGATGGTGATTATTCTACAATAGAACAGACTGCTTGGGTGGAATGGGAGATCACCAAAACCTTATCAGATGAAAGTCAAGAGGTTGTAAATGGTAGTGGTATAGCTTTTGATGGTTATGGATATTTTGAGGATGGTATTAATCCACAATTAAGTTATGGTTTACTGCAATCGAATAAGACAATGTATGTTAAGAGTGGTGATAACCCTTATATTCCAGTCTTTGTAGGTAATGGGGGAAATGGAACTTTTCAGGTTAAGTATTATAGTGGATCGACATTATTAAGTACAATTACACTAGGGAACACAGTAACACCTTTGACAGTAGACACAACATCTATAAGAGCTGATTCTACTTTATATACAGCGGATATGACTCAGATTTTAAATCAATCTAGTAGTTCTACAGTAGGAGGCATAGTCGCACAGGGTTCACCAGATAGAGTTGTGATTACTGATGTTAATGGTAATGAAGAAGTTGTATATGTAAAATATATAGAGGAATGCAAACAGACTCCTTACAAGGTTTCATTCTTAAACAAATTTGGTGTAGTGCAACCAATATACTTCTTCAAAAGAAGGGATGAATATGTTGACGTAACAAAAGATTCTTACTACGTGAATACAGTTGAAAGAAGGGAGTCTTCTTTATATTATTCACTAAACAAACCCTCTAAGAATATATTTAATGTTGAGGCAGGTAAAAGAATAAAGATGAACACTGGATTTGTTGATGAAGGGTTTAATCAAGTTATTCAAGAACTTATTATGACGGATCAAGCTTGGATAGAAGAGGATGGGGTCTCTTATCCAATAATACCAACAACAAAGTCACTTCAATACAAAACATCATTAAATGAAAAGCTAATAAACTTTACGGTAGAATTTGAATACGCTTACACAGAGATAAACCTTATTAGATAATGCAGAAAGTTCAGTTATATATTGAAGATGTTCAAGTTGATTTATTTGATGATGAAATCATAGAATTAACCTCAACGATTCAGGATGTTAGAGATATCGGTAAAGTATTCACTGATTACTCACAAACCTTTACTGTACCTGCATCTAAGACGAATAATAAAATATTTAGACACTACTACAACTACCATATAACTGGTGGTGCTTTTGATAATAGAGTCAAAAAGTCTGCTGAAATACAAATAAATTACACACCTTTCAAGTTAGGAAAAATCTATCTTAATAGTGTTAAGATGAAAATGAATAAGGCTTATTCTTACGAGCTTATATTCTATGGTAATACTGTTTCATTAAAAGATATGTTAGGGGATGATGAGTTAACTGATTTATCTTACCTAAGCAATTTTGATCACGAATATGATGAGGTCACAGTTAGGGATGGATTCATAAATGGTTTGGATTTTACTGTAGATACAGTATCTAAGCCAGACTCCATAATATACCCACTAATAACAACCGAAAAAAGGTTATTCTATAATTCAGATGATCCAGTTTCAAGTGATTTTTTCGATTCATCAGGTAATATTTATCACAATCCATCAGTTTCAAAGCAGGATTTTAGAGGTCTTGAATATACGGATTTAAAACCTGCAATAAGACTGATAAATTTAATTGAGGCTATAGAGAGTCAATATGATATTCAATTCACCAGATCAATAAGAAAATCTGACGGAACTGATAGAAAAACATTCTTTGACTCTGAAGCATTTATTGGGGACGATACAACTAATTACTATGGGCTATATATGTGGTTACATAGAAACAAGGGAGATTTATTTGAATATGATATAGAAGGGGAACAGTTAACCTCCACATTAGATGACTTTGTGGCTTTAGCAGGTAACTATGGTAATACAAGTTTTTCTGACGATGTTATGACTGTAGATATATCTGACCTACCAGAAACATCATATGTTGAGGGTTACAATGTAAGGTTCTTTGTTTATCCAGACAGTTCTTCTATTGACAAACAATACACAATAAGTATAGTAAATAGTCTAACTAACGAGGTTTTATCATCTAGACAGGGGGATGGCAATCTATCTGTTCAAATAAACATAGATGAGGAGATAAGAGCTAAAAGATACTTTAAATTCCTTATCACCTCTACAGAGACTATCGTTTTTGACGCCTCGAATAAACCTAGAGTTGAATTTTCTACATTTGATAATGATAGAAATCCAGTCGAGGTTGATCAATGGGAGTCTAACAATAACTCTATAGTTAATGAGGTTTTGATGAGTCAGGTCTTCCCTAAAATGAAGGTTATAGACTTTCTGACTGGCTTGTTTAAAATGTTCAATCTTACTGCGTATTATATAGATGATTATGGCGATGTTAATTATGGGAAGATATACGTAGATACATTAGATAACTTTTATTCAGATGCTATTCATAACCCACTTGGAGGTCTTATTGATATTGATGATTATTTAGACATAAAAGAACATACGGTAGACTCTGTTTTGCCATATACTGACATTAAATTTGAATACCAACAAACAGATGTTGTTTTGATGGAGAATCACTTCGCTAGATTTAATGAGGTTTTTGGCGATTCAGAATATAATGTAAGGGATTTAATAAAAAGTAAAGAGGGTATCTATATAGATAGGGGAGGTAAGTATGAAATAAAACTTCCATTCTCTCATATGAAATATGAAAGACTTTATGATTTAGGGGAGAATATACCTCAAGGTCAAACTGCTGATACAAGTATTCAATGGGGGTATTGTGCTACTGGGGAGTTTAATGCTGAAAATGAGGATGCTATAGAGCCAGAAGTTCCAACTGGTGATTATGACAGAACAACAATAGCTCCTTTAATATTTTATGCAATATCAGAAGGGACAAGTTCTACTAAAAAAATAAATTGGATATCAACTCAGACACCAACAGGTATAGATACATATTGGAGACCTTCAAACAGTTATGATGATGGAACACCAACATTCTTTAATGAAGGGCTAGGGGAAATATCCGTAGGGACTCCACCTAAGTACTCACTAAACTTTGATCAAGAATTTGATGAATGGCAGAATGAGAATTATGGGGAAGAGACTAACTCCATCTTTAATGTGTACTATAAAAACTACATAGAAAGCGTATTTAATGCTGCTAAGAGGATGTTCAAGGTTACTGTGCATCTACCCACTAGAATAGTTGTAAACCTAAGATTAAATGACCAAGTTCAGATACAAGATAAGATTTTTAGAATCAATTCTATAACTATAAATCTTAATACTGGCAAGTCAGAAATAGAATTATTGAACATATTTTCAAATGAGATAGTAGAATGATTAGACAGGTAATAGATTTATTGAAATCAGATGATTTATATGGAGTTGACCCTCTTATAGACATAGCTAAAGGGAAGTATAAAGCACCTACCAAATTTAAAGAATTAAAGGAATCTGTAAAACGAAGAGCAAATGGCTAACACTAGGAAAACATTAACCTATGAGATTGTTATAAGTGACAAAGGAAAGGTACAGATTGATGGATTAACTAAAGGTTTTGTAAAGGCTGAAACTGCTTTCAAAAAATTAGGTACTGAAGTCAAAAAGACAACTAAGGAAGGTCTCAACCCAATGATTGATAAGACTGGTTTAGCAGGTGCTACAATTGTTGAACTTGGTAGAACTATATCTGATGCAAATTATGGAATTAGAGGTATTGCCAATAACTTATCCCAATTATCTACTTTATTTATAACATTAATAAGTACAACAGGTGGATTTATGAAAGGGTTAACAGCATTGAAGAATGCTTTTATGGGTCCATTGGGAATAATTGTTCTTTTTCAAATCGCTATAACCTTAATAGAGAAATTTGATATGGACTCTAGAAAGGCAGCTAGAGGTGTAAATGAAATGTCTAAAGCTATAGGTGCTGCTGCAACAGATTTGAAAATATTTAGGGAGTTATTAGATGAAAATAGGGTTTCCTCCATAGAATTAGATAGGTCTGTAATTGCTTTAAATAAAAAATATAAAGACCTTAATTTACAAGTTGGTGAAAATGGTAAGCTAACAGAAAAATCTAGAAAGCAGATTGACAAAAAGATACTTTCCTTAGAGAGACTAGCTAAGGCAACAGCCCAACAGTCTATGCTTGAGGAAATATATGTTAAAGAGCTTCAGTTACAACTTGATGAGCAAGAAGATTTAAGGAAAAGAGAAGGACAGGATTTAGCTGTAATAACAGCTCTAAGGAGTAATTTTGCTACAGCAGGTTTTACTGCACTTGTAGAAAATTTTGTAGATGAAAAGGAAGTTAGAGATAATAGACTAGAAGATATAAGGGAGCATTACAGGAAAGAAAGGGAAATATTACAAAGAAGGAAGGATGCTTTAAAGCAAGATATAGTAGATCAGGGTCTTATAGATGAGCAAACTGGTAAGCAAGGGTTATTTAAAGTGGCTAGTGAAATAGAAGCCTCTGGTTTACAAGTGATGGAAACTGACGATTTAGTTACTGAGGTTTTAACGTCTAACAGTATGGCTAGACAAAAAAATTATATGACTGAATTAGAAGCGTTGGCTATTTTTACTGACGGTATGGCTTATATGCTTGGAGAACAGTCCGCTATGGGTAAGGCTTTCGCTGTTGCAAATGCGACCATAAACACATTTTTGGCAGCTTCACACGTTTTGAAAGATGAAAATATTCCTTTTCCTTTAAAACCAATTGTAATGGCAGGTGTTATTGCAGCAGGATTAGGTAATGTAAGAGAAATATTAAAAGTTGATGAAACTGGTGGAGGAAGATTAAAAGGTGGAGGTCGTGCAGGTGGTTCTGTAGATGTTTCAGCCCCAGAATTTAATGTAGTGGGTGCATCACCTGAATCACAGTTAGCTCAAACCGTCTCTGAGCAGCAAGAAAAGCCATTAAGAGCATTTGTGGTTCATAAAGATATCAAAAACGCAAACAGCTTAGATAGAACTATCACAGAGACGAGTGCATTAGGTTAAATCTAAAACGAATACAATCAAAATAGTTAATTATATATGGAACGCATTATAGAACTTATTATTGACGAAGAAAACGAGTTTAGCGGTATTGAAGCTATCTCAGTTGTAGAAAACCCTGCTATAGAGGAGGATTTTATAGCTTTAAAGGAGCATAAGGAAGTAAAACTTGCCGAAGTAGATAAAGAGAAGAGAATCTTGATGGGTGCAGCCTTAATTCCTAATAAAAAGATATATAGAAACAGTGGTGAGGAGGAATATTACATATTCTTCTCTGAAGATACCGTTAGAAAAGCTTCTGAGCTGTTTTTAATGAAGGGTAATCAAAATAATAGCACTTTAGAACATAATGTAGAGCTTGAAGGGATGTCTGTAGTTGAATCTTGGATTATAGAAGATGAAACTAAAGATAAATCTAGAAAATACAACTTTGATTTACCTGTAGGCACTTGGATGGTTTCTGTTAAAGTTAATAATGATGATATTTGGAATCAAGTTAAGGCAGGTGAAGTAAAAGGCTTTTCTATAGAAGGTTATTTTGCAGACAAAATGGAGCGTCCTAAGGAGTCTTTACCTGAGCAAATGTGTTCTGAGTGTCTAGAAGAATTAAACGCTGAATACGAGCTTCTAGAAGCCTTAGAGAGCCTATCTGAAGAGGTGGAGTTAGAGTCTTATGGAGGATATCCTGAATCTGCATCAAATAATGCTAAGTTAGGTATCAAAAGGAATAAAGAATTAGGTAATAAGTGCGCAACTCAAGTAGGTAAGGTTCGTGGACAGCAATTAGCTCGAGGTGAGAAGTTCACCCTACCAACTTTGAAGAGGATTTACTCTTATCTAAGTAGAGCTGCTGAATATTATGATCCTAGTAAGCCTGAGGCTTGCGGAACTATCAGTTATCTTTTGTGGGGCGGTAAAAGTATGCTTAATTGGACTGAATCTAAGCTAAAAGGTTTAGAAGCTGCTGAAGTAGGCCCAAAAGGAGGTATTAAGTCTTCACCTAAAGCACCCAAGTCAGACACAAAGAATCCCAATCCAAAAGGTAAGGGTAGTGCAAAGGGTGATGCTAGTGGAAAGACTGGTGCAAAGGTTTCTGCTAAGGACAGGGCTACACTTCAGAGTAAAGCGGATGAATTTAATGAAAGATATAAAGAAAAGCTAGGTTATGGTGCAACCGTTGGTGCTTTGGCAAGTGTATTTCAAAGAGGTTTGGGTGCATTTAACACTAGTAGATCACCTCAAGTAAAGTCTGCTTCACAGTGGGCATTTGCTAGAGTCAATGCTTTCCTTTATTTACTAAAGAATGGTAGACCTCAGAATGCTAAGTACACAACTGATTACGATTTACTACCAAAGAAACACCCTAAATCTAGTAAAAAATAATGCCTACAAATAAAAACACTTCATATAGAGTTCACGTTCAAGATACTACAGAGGCTGAGGTAGCTTCAGTAAATATAGAGAATGGAGCAATGACCCGAACAGACAATGCTCTGTATATGGGTCATAATAACGAAAATGTAATTGTATACCCACAAACAGGTGCAACTAATTTAGGTTGGGCAAGATATGACGATACAGAATATAATTCTAATTACAAACTAACACTTGTAGAAGATACAGAAGTGGTATTATCTAACAATGGCGGAAACGTAGTAAGAAGCCATTCAAGTATAGATTTTTATAATTCATCTACTCAAAAGATTTTAGGTGTTAATGAGAATGATGTTTACATTTTTACAGTAGCTTTTAAAGCATCTGCTGCTAATGCAAATCAAACATTTTTAGAATACAATTTAGAGGGTAGCGGTCAAATATCAAGAGTGGCAGGGACTATTGCTTATCCAAAGGGAAATGGTGCAGAACACGTTGAGAACATAATGATGCAATATTACACAGATGCAACATTTGTAACTGATGGAGTTCAATTAAAAGTTAACTCTGTTGGTGGTGATTCCTTAATATGGGATGTTATTTACTTTATACAACGTACACAAAACGCAGGTTAATGAAAAAGAGAATGAAAGCTACACCAAGCTACTCTTCACCTAAAGGTGGTAGTAGAGGCTGTCTATGTAAAGATGGTAAAACATATTCAAAAAAATGTTGTGATGGCTCTTTACAGGCTCAAGGTATCGGTAATATAACTGGTGACGGTACTTGAAAATACAACAGTTTAATTTTAATCAGTAATAATTATAAACATCAATTTTTATGAAAGCAACAGAAATCGTTTCTAAACTAAAGGACGTGCTTTTGTCTTCAACTGAAGAGGTGGAAACTCAAGATATTGCACAAGAAGAAGTGCAAGAGGAAGTACAGGAAGAGGTACAGCTTGAAGCGAACACTGAAGAAGTAAAAGAAGACGAGGTACAACTAGAGGAAGCCCCAGAAGTGGAGGCTACTGAAGAGGTTGAGGCTGAAGAAGCTGAAATGTCTTATGCGACCAAAGAAGAACTAGCGGAAGTTAGAGCTATGGTTGAAAAAATGATGGGTCAGTTAGAAGCTAAAGAAGAGTCTAAGCAGGAAGTTCCCCAAGAACTTTCTTCTGATGAAGCTCCTTTAACTCACAGCCCAGAAAATGCAACAGAGAATAAGAATTTACATTTATATTCTCAGAGCGCACCTAGAACGACTCTTGATAGAGTTTTAGCTAGACTAAACAAATAATAAAAACAACTAAATTTAATTAAAATGCCAACAACTACATCAATTTCTACTACTTATGCAGGTGAGTTTGCAGGTGAATATATCGCTGCTGCTCTACTTGAAGGTTCTACTATCTCGAATGGTGGTATTACCGTTAAGCCAAATGTAAAATTAAAAGAGGTGATCAAGAAAGTTTCTACAGATGATATCGTAAAAGATGCATCTTGTGATTTTGATCCTACTTCTACAATTACATTAGAAGAGAGAATCCTTCAGCCAGAAGAGCAACAAGTCAACTTACAATTATGTAAGAAAGACTTTATCTCTGATTGGGAAGCTCTTTCTATGGGGTATTCAGCTCACAGCGATATGCCCTCTAAATTCTCTGACTTCTTACTTGCACACGTTGCAGCTAAAGTTGCTCAAAGAACAGAAACTTCTATCTGGACTGGGGACACTTCTACATCTGGACAATTCAATGGACTATCTACTTTATTAGCTGCTGATGCTGCTTTGCCACAGGCAAATGAAATCGCAGGTACAACTGTAGATGCTGCCAATGTAATTGCACAGCTTGGTTCTATCGTAGATGCTATTCCTTCAACTCTTTACGGAAGCGAAGACTTAAACCTATATGTATCTCAAAACATTGCTAGAGCTTATGTAAGAGCTTTAGGTGGATTTGGAACATCAGGATTAGGTGCTAATGGTACAAACGCTATGGGTACTCAATGGTGGAACAACGGAAGTTTAACTTTTGACGGAGTTAAAATCTTTGTTGCAAACGGATTAAGTGCTAACACTGCTATTGCTGCTGAGAAGTCTAACATTTTCTTCGGTACAGGTCTTTTATCTGACCATAACGAAGTTAAAGTTATTGATATGGCTGACATCGATGGCTCTCAAAACGTGAGAGTTGTAATGAGATTTACAGCAGGTGTACAGTATGGTATTGTTGATGACATCGTAACTTACGGTATCACTAACTCTGCTAACGACTAATAATAGACAATTAATTAACTTAAAGGGTGGGTAAGCCAAGTTTGTGCCTACTCACCCTTTTTTAATACTAAAAATATGGCTTGTGATTTAACAAAAGGTAGAAAAGAACCTTGTAAAGATGTGGTTGGAGGTCTTAGAGCAGTATATTTCGTTGATTTTGGCGATTTAGGTACTGTAACTAAGACTGACGATGAAATTACAGATTTATCAGGAACTTTCACTGCTTTCAAATATGAATTGAAAGGTGCGAGTAGCTTTGAGCAAAACGTAACCTCTTCAAGAGAGAATGGTACAACATTCTTTGAGCAAACGCTAAACTTAACCTTGAAGAAGTTGTCTAAAGAAGACCACAAAGAGATTAAGTTATTAGCTTATGGAAGACCTCACGTTGCTGTTGAAGACTATAATGGAAATGTATTCCTAATGGGTCTTGAGCACGGAGCTGATGTGTCTGGAGGAACAATTGTTACAGGAGCTGCTATGGGAGATTTAAGTGGATATACACTTACCTTATCTACTATGGAAGTTGAACCTGCTAACTTTATTGCTTCACCTACTGCTGCTGATCCATTTGCAGGAATGAGTAGTGCAACTGTTACTATTACTGAGGGAACTAATTCTTAATAGTATTCATTTGATAATTGAAAGGGGGGTTGCATAAATGTAACCCTCTTTTTTTTGAACATAAACAACCTTTTATAGTTATACTTATATGATAAGGTTATTACCAAATACAGATAGTCAAACCATAAGTATTATTCCGAGAGAATATACTGAGGCTAATGATTTAGAGTTAGTAATAAAAGAAGACGGAACAGAAAAAACAGAGACTTTAAGTTCACTAACCTCTGTAATTAATGGTAATTTCTTAGACATAGATTGCACCTTTAGTATTCTGTCTGAAGATAGCAGTTATTCCATAGAGATAAAGCAAGGTGAAGTTTTACTTTATAGAGATAAGATTTATTGCACGTCTAAAACAGATACTACAATATCTCACACTTTAAACACAGATGAATATAATAACTATGATTCTGATGAAGCAGGGCAACAATATATAATGATATGAGTCGAAGAACAATAAAATCAGCAAGAAAAATACAAGCCTCCAAAGAGGTGAATCCTAGTTTAAGGGTGGTTAATTTATCTGGCTATGAAGTACCAACAGTAAAAGAGAATGCTCGAAAAGATTGGGTTGAATATGGGGATAACAATGATTATTTCTCTGATCTTATAGAGAGGTATTTGGGTAGTCCTACAAACTCAAGATGTATCAATGGTATTGTTGATATGGTTTATGGTAGAGGACTAAACGCAACGGACTCAACAGAGAAGCCTGAGATGTTTGGCAAGATGCAGAGTGTTCTCAGACCTAGTGATGTTAAGAGAATGGTTAATGACCTTAAAATGTTAGGTCAATCTGCTATTCAAGTTGTTTACAAAAAAGGTAAGAAAGAAATATCTGGATTGTATCACTTCCCTATGGAAACGCTAAGAGCTGAGAAAGCTAAAGACGGTAAGGTTAAGGGGTACTATTATCACCCAGATTGGGCTAATATAAAGCCATCTGACAAACCTAAAAGAATACCTTCATATAAAAATGGTGGTAGATCAGAGACTATCGAGATATATTGCGTTAAACCATATAGAGCAGGGTTTTATTATTATTCACCTGTAGATTATCAAGGGTGTTTACAGTACTGTTCTCTAGAAGAAGAGGTGTCTAATTATCACCTCAACAATATTAAGAATGGACTACAACCTTCTCTATTACTTAATTTTAATAATGGTATTCCTTCGGATGAAATTCAAGAGAGAATTGAGAGAAAGATATATGATAAATTCAGTGGGTCTTCTAATGCAGGTAGATTTATACTAGCATTTAATGAAAGCTCAGAAGATCAGTCTACAGTTGAACCCATTCATTTACCTGATGCACACGCTCAATATGACTTCCTTGCTAAAGAGAGTAGAGAGAAGATTATGATTGGTCACGGTGTTGTATCACCCATATTGCTAGGTATTAAAGACAATACAGGATTTGGTAATAACGCTGAAGAGCTTAGAACTGCATCTATCCTTATGGATAATATTGTTATTAGACCATTCCAGACTTTACTCATAGATGCCTTTAAAGAATTACTTTCTTTTAATGGTATTATGCTTGACTTGTACTTTACGACTCTACAACCAATTGAGTTTACAGAGCTTGATAATATTGCTACTAAAATCAAAAGAGAGGAAGAGACTGGGGAAAAATTATCTAGTCAAAAAGAAGAGGTTGAATTATTAAACATAGAGGTTGAATCTGAAGAATTAGAACCTAACGAAGAGGAATAATATGAAAGCATTATTTATAACATTAAAAGAGTTAAAAAGAAAATCAATATTCGATGGAAACCTTGATGCTGACAAATTAATTCAATTTGTTGAGGTGGCTCAAGATACAGAGATTCAAACCTATTTAGGCACTAAGTTGTATGATAAATTACAGGCTGATGTCATTGCAGGAACTTTATCAGGAAACTATCAATCACTAGTAAATGATTATATTAAACCAATGCTTATTTGGCATACTCAAGCGACTTATATTCCTTATGCAGCGTATCAAATATCTAATGGTGGAATTTACAAGCATAATTCAGAGAATGCTACGTCTGTAGATGAGTCTGAGATTAGAACCTTAGCTGCACACGCAAATGAGACTGCTGAGTTTTATACACAAAGATTTATGGATTATATGAATTACAACAGTGCCTTATATCCTGAATATACTAGTAATCAAAATGATGGTATGTACCCTGAGAGAGATGTAAATTTTACTGGATGGGTACTTTAAAGAAAAAGACTAAAAAGGTTTACAGACCTAAAAAGGAAAACGAAATTAAATTAAATAGTTATTTAATAAAGAGAAATGGCAAATAACATAAATTGGGGGAAAGTGTACTGCGATATGTTGACTAATTCTGCTTGGGGAGCAGATACAACTTGGAGCACTAAATACGTACCTGATTTTTCTGCACCTACTTGTTGGTCCATAACTGACCCATTTACAGCAGATACAACACAATTTACAGCAGATACAACACAATATACAGCAGATAAAACGGAATTATAAATAAAACAAAATGGGAAAACAAACGATAGTAACATATCCTGCAGTAGCTAAAGATTCAGGTTCGGGAACACCATTAGCTGATGCATTTAAAATGGTTAATGATAACTTCGATGAGTTATACGTTAAACCAGATTTGACTTTAGCAACAAACACTCTTACCTTAACAAAACCAGATGGTAGTACTGATACAGTGGATTTAGCTCCTTATCTTGATGGGGATATCACTAGTATCATTGCAGGTGATGGATTAACAGGGTCTTCACTAGATACAGGAGATGCTACTTTAAATGTAATTGGTGGAGATGGTATTACTGTGGCTTCTGATGAAGTTGAAGTTACTGTTGATGATTCTACTATTGAACTATCTGCAACTGATGGAACTGGTCAAGTAAGGATTAAAGATGATGGTGTAGATCATCAGCAATTGGCTAACTCTTACACAGCATTATCAGCTCTAGGTACAGGTTCGGCTTTTGCAATCAACTTTGATTCAGCAGCAACTTTTACAGCAACAGCAAATGGAGCAGCTACCCTAACAATGAGTAACGCTCAACAAGGTCAAGTAGTTGACGTTATTTTAGATGGAGACTTTGCTATTACTTTAGCAGAAACAGGTAGTACATTTAACAAAGTAGG